CAATGCATTATTCAAAATATTCTTGCTGGTATCGTCCAACACATTGACATTTAAAAAGTCTGGCACACCACAAAACTGATACTTGATTTTTTTATCAAAGAATTTTGTTGCGAATTCAACGAAACCAAAAATAGTCAAATTACTCAGCACAGCAGAAAAGTGATAGTTAAAACCTTGTGTTTCTAGTTCGTTCAAGTTGACAAGGAAGTTGTTCCAATCGTTGCCATACCGATTGAATTCGTAGAAGCCACCACAAGTTTCTGCGCTCACTGCAATATCTAAATTGTTTTTGTTGCTAACTTTCTTGAGTTGAGCAGAGAATCTTTTAGAGTCTACACCCATGCCTGTAAAGCAGACAATACTGTTTTCACGCTCACCTAATTTGTTTAACAAATCAGGCAAATTGTTGTATAAAAAAGGTTCGCCGCCAGAAATAAAAATCTCTTTGGTGTTTGAAAAAGTTTCTAGTTCCGTTGACAAAATTTGAAATGCGTTTGATTCCTGATGTTCTCTATGATTAATATTGGACAACAATTTATCCATGGTTGTGACATTGAAACGTTCATTGTCTAGGTATGTGCCATGTTCAACTATGTCTCGGAGCCAGGCTGAGCTGTAATTTTTACAGCAATATGAACATGTCAAATTACAAGTTGATCCCAAAACAATGTTTAACTTTTCAGGAACCGTGCTGTTTATATCTGTATGAGTTTGCGTATTGCTTTTTAACATCAGTCGACGACTCATAACATTGTTTCTTTCCAACTTCCAGCAAACATCTTCACAGCTGGACACAGGTTGATTATCCAGCATCTGTTGCCGTTCGTTTTGCAAAGAAGGAGTATTAAATAACTGTCCTGGATTTTGTTTGATCCAGTTTATATTGACTTGTTCAGGACGGGCGGCACAACATGAAAACGTCTGCCGCTTCTCTAGGTCAACAGAAAGATAGGTGAATTTTTCACTGCAATAAAAATCACCAGGCGATAGTTGATCCATCAATAATCCTCATCATCATCGTCATTTTCGTCATAATCATCATCTGCATCTTCTTCCTCATGATCTTTAAGGTAACTGGTTAGAGCACGCTTAACTTCTATATCAGTCTTGAATACTGTTTTAATTTCGTCTGCAGAAACATCATTATCAACCAGTACCGCAACCAGAGTTTCGGCTGATTCTGCTCGATCCTGCGGGTTGACATAACGACGAAGTTCGTCCCAAATTTCTTTTGCTAGTTCTACTGACATCTATTATTCCTCCGCTGGTTGTTCTTCAGTACTTACCGCTTTTTGATTGTTAAAATCTGACATGAGTTTGTCTAAGCACCCGTTTTCATTAGCTTCCCATTTTTTACGGAACTGTTTGATTACTTCTCCGTCACTGGTAATAAACGCTAGACTGTTGCCTTCCTTCTTGAGCAGGCCACGTTTCTCAGCCATGTCTACCATGCCAGAGTATGGATTCATACCTGTTTCATACGGAATCTTAACCTGTACACCTTCAAAGGGTTTAGCGTAACGAGTTTTCATTACTTTACAACCAGCACGGATACCCATAACATCGGTAATCTTGTTGCCGTCCTCGTCTTCTTTCAGCTTCATTTTCTTCATGGCAACTACAATACTACTAGCATAGATAAAACCTTGACCACCTGAAATTTTGTCGTCTGGATCAAACATGTCTTGGCTTGCATAAGTGTGATTTGTACATACCAAGCCCACATTGTAACTACCAAACATGTTCACACAATTACGAACCAGTGCTGTCAGTGCTTTAGGCTTGCGACCCAAGTCACCTTTCATCTCGCCTGCATCAAACTGATTTACGTCAGTTGGTGTAAGCAACATGCCCAAGCTGTCAATCACAAACAACACCTTTGGACGTTCGCCATCTGGGAGTGCCTTGTAGTCACTCATGAATGTTGAGATTGTCTTGGCTACGTCATCGATCATGGCCATACTTAATTTAAGCAATTTGCTGTCGCTTGTATCGACTCCAAGAGCCTTGAGCCAATCTTCATCAAGTGCATTTTCGCTGTCAATTAAGATAACAAAGATGCCTTGCTCTTGTGCGTTTTTAATAATGTTACCAGAACAGAAATAACTTTTGCCGGCGCCCGATTCTCCAGCAAATACAGTAACCTTGCCTAAAGGAATGCCCTTATTAAAGTCGCCTGAGATCAAGTAGTTTAGTGCAAAGTTACCAGTGCTGATCCAGTCAGTAGGATCGTTGAATCCGATGCTGAGTCCATCAATACTCTTGGTAATATCCTTGCGGAATTTTGATACGTCAAATGGTTTTGCCATGATTGCCTTTTTAATGTAAAATTATTGATGCTGAATTGTTCAGTTTAGAATTCCTGTACAATATTTTTCTATATTCAAATAAATTTTTGTCAATATCAACACAGTTAGCAATAGGGATTTGTGTAGTAATTGGTTTTATTCCATGAATATTTGACCACTCTAAAAATTCTTTACTATACGGTATAGTCTGCGGTTTGCTCATGTTTAACTGAAATGAATATTCTAATGTTTCATAATTATAGTGATCGTTAAACGCCAAGTCAAGATCAAAATATTCAAATTTATTATAATACTGACGGCCAACATAGGTATACCCAAACGAAAAATTTACCACGTCGTTATTACTAATCATTGATTCTACAAAAGGGTTATCAAATACTTGCCATTTGTTATCGGCACTGAATTCAAGATTGTCCTTTACAAAAGATTTCTCAAGACGGTGAACCCCCATATTTACTTCTTCGTACGGGTAGATATATCCTAGGATTGTCATAGCCTGAGCCAATTTGATTTTCAGTTGATTGTCAGGTAATTTTTCATGTAGTGCATATCCTAACTGACTTTTTTTAGAATTCAAACTTATTTTTAACTCATTTACGTCAACAGTTGTATCTTGTGAAAAGACCCAGTCTGCGTGAGTTTGATTCAAAAAAGTTTGATTTAAATACTGTAATAAATCGTTATGTTCAACAAAATTTTTATTTGATAAAGTATATAAAACTTCATTTGTTTTTGAAATTGCCCAATGGATATCTCTCAATCGTTGGTCAATTATGTTAGATAGTTGTTTACTATTTGAAAATTTATTTGAAGCATGCCGTTGAGACATTTGAACAAAATATTCAAATAACTCGTGATTCATTACTACTTCAAAAGGAATAGCATCACCAGAGTTTTCAAAAACTAAATTAAATTTCATAAATTTTATTGGATAGTACACAGGGAATTTCTTCCCTGTGTGATACTATATATTACGCCTTTTGACGAGCACGAATCATTGCCAAAATGTCTTGTGCTTTATCTGTAGACGGTTTAGCTTCCACAGGAGCAGTTGCTACTGGTGGCTCTTCATCATCAAAGTCACTTGATGCTACTGGGGTTGGTGTACTTGCTACCTGGGGTGCCGGTGCACTTTCTGCGGCAGGAGCACTCGAACCTGCAGGAGCCGAAACACCTGCTGGGCGGAAATACTGACCCCAACGTTCTGTGTCATAGCTTTGACCATCAACTGACGCTTCGAACATTTCTTTGATGACCCGGACTTCTGCTTCGGAGGGTTTCTTGGGCAAGAATGTTGAAAGATCAAACAGTCCGTGTTCAGCAATGGCCGCTTGTTCAGCTTCTGTTAGTGCCGTTTCTTTACGTGACCATTTAGATCCAGAGTAGTCAGCAAAGCCACCTTTGCTTGCTTTACTAATGCGGAAGTCTAGACCACGCATTAAGTCTGTTGGCAATTCTTCCAATTCAGGATCCATCAATGCTGACTTAATGGTTGTAAAGATTTGAGGACCAATAATAAATCTACGAATTGGGTTGGCCGGTGCTTTGTCGTCAGCAATTGGATTTTCACGAACAAAACCTTGGAAAATATAACTGCGTTTTTTCCAATACTTACGACCCATTTCTTCTAGACTTTTATCTTTGAACCAAGTTCTAACTTCGGTTAGAACTGGGCAAGTTTCTTGCCACATTTCCATACACGGAACTTGTACATAAACTTGTTTTGATTCCATCTCGCCTTTGACGCCATTAAATGGCAAACGGATCATAGCACGTTCTTGCCAAAAGAATGTGTTCTTTGTGTTACCGTCTGGGAGGAATCTGAGTGTTGCGGCCTGACCTTCTTCCATATTCCAGTGTGGATAAATTGCGTTATCGCCACCTGTGGAATTGCCGCCTTGTTGTTTACCTTCTGATTGTGCCAATCGGGCACGGATTTCTGCTAATGATGCCATTTTATGTTGCCTTTCTAAGTTTTAAAATGTGTTGCCTATCTATTGTATAGATGTTACGTTGCCTGTGATACAAAAGAAAAAAGCGTATTCACTTGTGTAGTGTACACGCTTAATTCCTTAGCGTCAAGTACTATTTATGACGCGGTTGTTCAGATTGTAAAA